AGGCACCCTGACCGCATCGTTCGCGGATCGTATCGTGACCGGCCTGCTATTGCCCTTCGGAGAAGTAGGGCGCACGAATCTAGGTAAGTTCACGATCGACGGCCCCGGAATTATAGGGATACCGTCAGATCTCAGCGTCTTAGGAGCGAACCTAGATCACGACCAAATGGAGCCGGTCGCCCGTTTCCTTACCGCGACAGAGACCGCGGGCGGTATCGTGACCAGTTTCCTAATCGGGAAGAACCCCGAAGGTGATCGACTACTCGCAGAGATCGAGGAAGGCCTGACAACAGGTAAACAGAAATCCCTATCAGCGGAGGTAAAAAATATGGTACTAAAGGCAGGAAAAGCTATAGCAGGGCAGCTAACAGGGGCGGCCTTCGTAAACAAGGGCGCGTTTCCTAGCGCTCGTCTTATGGCGGCAGACACAGTAGACGACGAGACCGTCGATCGCATCGACGACGACCTCGACGCTACGCCGCCGTCTGACCTCGCACAACCCGAAGAAACAACCGACGAATACACCGACGACGACGGCAACGTCTGGAACAGAACCATAACGCGAATTCGCTCATCGATCGACGGCATCGTCACAATGTCCGAAACCGTAACACTCACCCCTATCGAGCTAGACCCTGAAACACCGACAGAACCGGAGGCACAACCTACCATGCCAGAAACCAACCTCGCAGCGCGGGCCACTGCCCCCGCCGCGCTTCACTCAGGACGCCGCAGCGCGCCTGCCACCCCGCCAGAGCGCACCGCGAACGACCTGTTTGCTATGATCGCAAACGCCCGCCGCACCGGAGACCAGCGCCTACTCGCAGCTCTCGACGACGTACTCATAACCGGAGCCGATACCGTAGGCGCTGCAACCGTAGTGCCCCAGTATGTCGGAGAACTCTGGAACGGTCGTCGTTTCCAGCGAAAGATTATCCCCCTGTTATCCAGTGGAGATCTCACGTCCACCAGTGTCCAGGGGTGGCGCTTCACCACGAAGCCCGCGGTAGCAAAGTGGGCAGGCAACAAGGCAGACGTGCCGACAAACACGCCGGTAGCAGAGGCCTACAGTGTGCCCGCGCAACGGTTCGCCGGAGCCTGGGACGTGGCCCGCGAGTTTATCGACTTCGGACAGACGGAGACGATCGCGTCGCTTATGGGATACGCCGTCGATAGCTACGCGAAACAGTCAGACATTCACGTCCTGGAAGAGGCAATCGTCGCCGCAGGCGACGGCACAGCGGTCGGCACCGTACCCAGCGGGATCGCCCCTAGCCTCGTCAAGCTCGCAGACGGAGCGCTCCAGGTCATCAGCGTGTCCGACGCCCTGCCTACGTTCGCAATCGTCGCACCGGACGTATTCCGCGAACTCATGCTTATCCAGACGAATAACGCTCTGGAATTTCTCAGCATGAGTCTAGGCCTCGAAGAGGGAGATCTCGGAGGGTTCAGGATTATCCCTAGTGCCGCTATGGACGCCGGCGACGTGCTGGTCGGTGCCCGCGACGCGATCAAGGTTCATGAACTCTCAGGATCGCCTATCCGAGTGAACGCCCTGGACATCGCAAAAGGTGGAGTGGACGAAGCGGTATTCGGTTACTGCGCGGCCCGCATAGACGACGCCGGAGCGCTCGCCCGCATTATCAACGCTTCCTAACCGAACCAATCAGAGAAGGGGAAATCGTGACGTATTTCTACACTGGCGACGTGCCTAGTAGTGTGCTTATCGTTTCCCCTTCCCTGAACGGCGAACCTATCGCGTTAGTGGCAGCCGATACGGTCGCCGTACTACTAACCGATCCAGCGGGCGACGGTATCACAACCCTGACCGCGACGGTCTCGGAGCAAACGATCGAGGTCTCATTCCCGGAGGCGACAGTATTTCCAGACGCCGGGATCTACCGCCTGCGCGTCATCATCGACCACGACGGCGTAGGCATCACACAAGCCGATCCGATCCGTCTGGTAGTGGACGACAGCGCCGGACAGTGGGCCACGCTTGTCCTAGCGCGTGACCAATGGATCGACGCCCGAAACCTGAACGACCCTATACTCTACGACCTGCTCACAATGTCGAGGGATCAAGTCATACACTACGCGCCCGCCTTAGCGGACGGCGTGGCAGTACCCCTGCACTACCGTCTAGCGCAGATTGTACAAGCTAAGAACGTCTATAACGGTTCGCTGGTAGACGCAGGATCCGGCGACATAGGTAGCGACACGTTCACTATTCGCCCCTTCCCCCTGGATTGGCAAGTCAAACAAATGCTACGGCCTCGACGTGGCACGCCGGTCGTCACATGACGTCATTCAGGAAGATCGCCGCAGGGCAGCTAAGGGAAGCCCTGCCTAAAAAGTGGGTACTGGTAGACGACGAGCGAACCCTGAACACAATCTCGAAACCTACCGCGGTACTCTCTCAGCGCACCCTAGAACCCGCCGCTATCGCCCCGCTATCCTTCGTCGATATAACGCTCGCCCTTATGATTCTCTCGGAGCATACCGACCCGGTAGCGGCAGAGGACGCCCTAGACGATCTACTCGTCGAAGCCCTGACAGCTATCGGCACTCTGTCAGGCCTCACTTGGATCTCAGCGACGAAGGTAGTACACCAGGATCGCTATATGGGATATGAAATAACGACGACCGCAACACTACAACTAGGAGTATAAAAATGGCACTTATCACCCCCACGCCCCTCTACTACGACGATGTGATCCTCACTATCGACGGCGACGATTACGCCCCGGCAGCGTCGAAGGCGTCACTAGATCCGAGTGTGTCCCTGACCACATTCCAGGGTCTCAAGCCGGACGCCAATTTCCCGGCCTCGTCGGTCGATTGGACTCTTAACCTGTCATTCTCGCAGGATTGGAATTCAGCCGAATCGCTATCCCGATTCTTGTTTGCAAACCAGGGTTCAGAGATTGCGGTAACGCTCAAGCCAAAGTCTGGCAGCGGCCCTAGCTTCACTATGACCATTCACATCGTCCCCGGATCCGTCGGAGGCGACACTCGCACCCACGCAACAACCGACGTCACGCTACCGCTTAAGGGTGTGCCTACCCTCGTCGAGGCCTAATGCTGCACGTCTCTGCGCTCGCATCGAGGGAGATCAGGGGCGTGCTGTTAGCGCTGAAACAGGCAGAGCCGGAGATCCGAAAGGCGATCAACAAGGCTAGTAAGGAAGTAATCACGACCATATGGAAGCAACAAATAGGCGAACAGGCGTCGCTTACCGGAGGCAAAACGCAGAGGGCCAGGGTCAAAGTGATAGCGAATACCGCGAAAGTGACAGTGGGAAATAAGGGTGTAACACTGACCGCTGCGACGACCGGGAGATCGTTATCTGGCGGCCTGGACGGTAAACAGTATTGGTACGCACTCGAATTCGGGGCGTCCAAAGACGTTCGCACCGTCCAATTCACTTCGACCCTGGGGAAGCAATACAGGCAGACGCGCGACATAGCCGCGCAGCTCGACTACCGCCGCAAAAAGGGTTATCTGTTCTACCCGGCAGCGCGTGACTCTGTGCCCCGGATCTTGTCTCTATGGGTACAGACGTCGGTTCGCAAATTCCATGAAATTATAGAGGGGCGTAAGTAATGGTCGCCGGGGCGCGTCTAGATCTCACCACTGACACTAGAGACATACAAAAGGGTTTCGCAACCGTCGGGGAAGCGCTGGAAGATGTGGCGGATTCTCTCGACGACGTAGGCGTACAGGGCGACGCAACTAGCGACAAGCTTACCCGCGGATTCGCAGAGGCAGCGCGAGAGACTAAAAAAGACGCCCGCGATATGGCTAAAGGCGTAAACAGCTCATTCGACAAAATGGAGAAGGGATCCGCAGACGCGAACAAGAAAATGGCTAGCTCTGCGCAGAGCAAGAGCCGGGAAGTTACCGCATCGTTCGACGGATCCGCCGAGTCGGTTGTCTCCGGTTTCCAGGGTGCCGCCGCCGAAATGTTCGAAGGCTTTGGGCCGCTAGGCGTAGCCGCCGGCGCCGCCGCCGCGGTCGGTATCGGCCTCATTACAAAAGAATTTCAGGAATCGCAGGAAGAGGCCGCAGCGCTGGCGGTCGCCACTGACACTATGGTCGCCTCTATGCTCGAATCAGGGTCTACCTATGTCACTGAACAATCCAAACTAAACGCGCTAGAGGCGTTTCTCGGAGACAGTGACGCCCGAAAAGAGGCTGAGAAGTTCGCGGATAGGCTGGGAATAGATCTCGTCGATTTCGGTTCAGCTATGTTTGGCTTGGCCGGAGATCGTGAGGCGGTCGAGGCCAGAATAAACGAATACGCAGCCGAACAGCTAGAGACCTACCGAACCCTCGGAGTGACAGGTACAGATTATCTAATATCGACCCAGCACATTAGAGACGCACAAGAGGACGCCCTCGACCTACTGTATGCCCAGGACAAGCAACAAGCACTAGCGGAGGATCTCGCCGGTCGGATCCTGGGAAAACGTAAAGACATAACCGGCGAGATCCGGGAAGAGGTAGACGTCGCCGCGGAAGTCTCGGAAGAGTACCGCAAAATGTCAAGGCTCGACGCGACGCCGAAGCTCAACATCGAGGCCGAAGCGAACCGGCAAGTAGCCGCTGCACAGAAAGCTATCAATAGCCTTACCGGAAAAGACATAAATATAAACGTGAGGGTAGTCCAATGACCGCGACAATCACCGGAGGGCCGGCGAATATATACCCGGATCTCATCATGGAGTATCGCGCCGATCGTGACGCGCGCGTCGTCTACCACGACGTCATAGGGAAGGCAGAGAACGACGTCACGCTACTACCAGACGGCAAACGGTACGGCAACCTATCTTTATTCTTCCAAACTAAAGGCGACGCCTGGGACGCCTACGCAGCGCTCGCGCTAGGCCTGCCCTACGAAATCACAGACACAGGCACCCCCGAAATTGATATGAAATTTTCGCGCGACGGTAAAATGACGATCACCCTCACCCCGGATCGTCGTCACTGGATCGTAGACGTCGAGTACCGCGAAATTATCTAATGGTCTCCGTCATCGACCGGCACGCCCTGACCGCCACAATCGAGCCGCTAGGGATACCCCTGGACGTTATCAAAGGGTCTCTAAGCCTCGACGAATCACGCGCGCCCTATGCAGAAA